CACAACGTAAGGGTGAAATACCACGGATCCCTAAGAACATTGTCAAACCTACAATCGTTGCAGGTGTCAATGCACTAGGCCGTGGTCAAGATCGTGAAAGTCTTGGATCTTTCTTGACAACTCTTGCGGGTACAATCGGACCTGAGTCTATCGCACAGTTTATCAACACTGACGAAGTTATCAAACGTCTTGCTGCTGCACAAGGTATTGATGTTCTTAACCTTGTACGTTCTATGGAAGAAGTACAACAGGAACAGCAATCCGCAATGCAACAACAAATGCAGCTTGAACAACAGAAGCTTGAAGTTGATGCAATGAAAACACCAATGATGGATCCGTCTAAGAATCCTGAAATGGCTGAACAACAACAAACCTCCACCCAATAACAATGGCAGAAGTAATGTCTATGATCCCGGACGAAAACGCTCCGGGTGAACTGAATGCAGACGAACAAGATTCGTTGCAAGTCGGTGAACAAATGCAGGAAGACCAGGAGCAAATGCTCGCTGGTAAATACAAGAACGCACAAGAACTTGAATCTGCATACCTTGAACTGCAAAAGAAACTAGGCTCTGATGAAGAACCTGATGGTGAAGCTGAGGAGTCAGAAGAATCTGAAGAGTCTGAAGAAGTTGACAGTGACCTATTCGACAGGTTGTGGGAAGGTGAACTGAACAATGAATTTAGCGATGAGTTGTTAGATGAACTGTCTTCTGCTAATCCTTCTGATCTAGCACAGATGCATCTAGACTACCGTCGTCAGATTGAAGAAAACCAACCAATGCAAATGACCGAAGAGTCTGTTGCTGACCTTAAAGGTACTGTTGGTGGTGATGAAAGTTATACAGAACTTCTTGGTTGGGCAAAGGATAACTTTTCCGAGCAAGAGATCAGTATGTATGACAGCATCATGGACAGCGGTAACGCTGAAGCTGCCTTCTTTGCCATTCAAGCACTTGCCCTTCGGTACCAAGACTCGGTAGGTACTGAAGGTGAGTTAATACAGGGCAAAGCTGCTTCTGATTCGACTCAAGGTTTCCGCAGTCAAGCCGAACTTGTGCAGGCTATGAACGATCCTCGTTACGAGCGTGACACTGCATACAGGAATGACGTTATGCGTAAGCTTGAATTTTCCGATATTGATTTTTAACAATGCCTTACGGACCTGGAACATACGGCTCCAAAGTTGGACGCCCTGCTAAAAAAATGAAAAAGAAAAAGCTGTCCCGTGGTCAACGTATGATCGCAGGACAAGCTGGTGATAAGCTAAAGATTGAATCTGCAGACTTTGCAAAGCTTCGTCGTCGTAAAGGTATGGCCTAATGGCACACAAAGGTAAAGGTTCTTGCGGAGGCAAGAAAAGTGGCAAAGGCTACAAAAAGTAGTACCCGCTCAGTCAGTCTTAAGATCGGTACACACAAATCACGGTCTGGGGGCTTGACTGCTGCCGGTCGTCGTAAATACAATCGAGCTACAGGGTCTAACCTAAAGGCACCTCAGCCTGGTGGTGGCCCTCGCAAGCGGTCCTTCTGCGCCCGCATGTCTGGTAACAAAGGACCAATGAAAGATAGTAAGGGTCGTCCTACACGGAAGGCTCTTGCATTACGCAAATGGAAATGCTGATGAAAAAACACAAGGTCGACCAAAAAGCCTTTGGTAGTAACTTCGTTTCACAGTCCTTTGACATTGGCCCCGGCCACCAAGGTGCAAAAAAGAAACAAAAGATCTACAACAAAGGTAAAAGCACAGACAACCCTAACGAGAAAGATACATTTCTCAAGCGGACTGGTCCACAACTACCTCTTGCTAAAAAGAAATCTAAAAAAACCTATGGCTAAACCTGGATTATACGCTAACATCCACGCAAAACGTAAGCGTATCGCTGCTGGCAGTGGCGAGAAGATGCGTAAGGCTGGAGCAAAAGGTGCACCAACTGCAGCAAACTTCAGGCGTTCTGCCAAGACTGCAAAAAAGAAGTAGACTTCAGCCGTACGTTCATCCTTCGGGACGCAGGCATCTTACTCATGGAACGGGGAGTAAGGTTTTTGGAGTCTATTATGTCTGAAATCGAACTGCGCCAACGTGTACGCGAACAGCAAGCCGAACAAAAAAAAATTGTCTTGAGGTATCGCGGCGTTGCCTATATTGTTAAGCGTAATGTCGCATCAAAGTGACAAACTGAAAGCCTCTATCACCAGGCTCACGCCTGAAACGGAGGCTAAAAAACTGAATAAAAAAAAAGAGGTACAGGATAAACCTGACCCCTCTGCTCTCTCGAATTAATACTATTTGGACTTTCCACAATTGTAAAACCCGAGGGGACGGTTTTTGGAGTGGGTGACCGGAAAGCATCCACGCCTACTTTTTATTATGCAAAACTATGGATAAAAAAAAGAAAGCCAGTAAAGACTACCATAACAAAATGACACAAAAACTTGCAGGAATTCTTGCTGGTTTTTCTAGCGGTTATGGTGTCAACAAAAGTAATACTGGTATGATGCGAGATGTAAAAAACATCGAGCGTTATAAATAGTATACAGCTTGGGAGGCACCTCAAAGTCGGACCTCCCTTGCATTGGCTTTTGGCCCGTACGCGGATACCCATTAGCCGTCTAGACGGTGGGATAGACCACAAAAAATTTTCTCAAAGCTTTGGGAGTTGGTTAATACTATTTACTCCTTACAATGGCACATCAAAGTTCTACACTGACCACGAGTCTATCTCGTCCTGGTCAGTCTAACTCTGCGGGAGATGCCCGCGCTCTCTACTTGAAACTGTTCAGTGGAGAAATGTTCAAAGGCTTCCAGTACAATGCTATCGCTCGTGACCTGATCATGAAGCGTACTCTGAAGAACGGCAAGTCTCTTCAGTTTATCTATACTGGTCGCACCACGGCTGAGTACCATACCCCCGGAAACGCAATCCTCGGTAACTCCGACGGTGCACCTCCGGTGGCTGAGAAGACCATCACAGTTGATGATCTGCTCATCTCCAGTGCATTCTTATATGACCTGGATGAGACTCTGGCCCACTACGATCTGCGTTCTGAAATTTCACGCAAGATCGGTTATGCACTTGCACAAAAGTATGATCGTCTGATCTTCCGCGCTATCACTCGTGGTGCACGTGCTGCTTCCCCTATCACTAAGTCTAACTTCGTTGAGCCGGGTGGCACCCAAATCCGTGTTGGCGCTACTGCCAATGCATCTGATGCTTATAACGCACAGAACTTGACAACCGCTTTCTTCGACGCTGCTGCAGCTCTCGATGAGAAAGGTGTGTCACAAGAAGGTCGTGTAGGTATTCTGAACCCACGTCAATACTATGCACTGATTCAGGAAGTTGGCAACAACGGACTGATCAACCGTGACGAGCAAGGCGATGGCCTGCAGTCCGGTCAGGGCATTGTGGAGATTGCTGGTATCAAGATCTACAAGTCCATGAACATTCCGTTCTTCAGCCAGTATGGCACCAAGTACGGAACTGGTTCTGCTACTAACCCTGGCACCACTTCCCCTGGCAACACTGGCTCCTTTGTCAGCGAAGCTGTGGAAGATGCTGCTGCTGATGTCACTGGCATCAACAACGAGTACGGTGAAGAAACCGAATTCGCAAACTCCTGTGGTTTGGTCTTCCAGCGCGAAGCTGCTGGTTGTGTCGAAGCCATTGGTCCCCAGGTGCAAGTCACCTCGGGTGACGTCTCCGTGGTCTACCAAGGTGACGTGATCCTAGGTCGTCTCGCCATGGGTGCAGACTACCTGAACCCTGCCTGTGCAGTGGAACTGTTTGCTGGTACCGCTACCAAGCCTGCCGCATTCTAATTTATCAACCTATAGGGATCCTTCGGGGTCCCTTTTTTTTTATTTATATGGCTTTTCCTACCACTAACTCGCAGCAAGAACTTCCCGCTGTGAATCAAATTCTGCAGTCATGTGGTCAAGCGCCTGTGACTACCCTAGATCAAACCAACCCGGACGTTGCGATTGCCTATCAGACTTTGCTAGAAGTCTCTCGGGAAGTACAGGCGGAGGGATGGACATTCAACAAAGAAAACCATTACAAGATGGCTAGGAACACGGACAATGAAATCCTGATTCCTAATAACATCTTACAGATCGACGCCACAAACAATGCAGAAAACGTTGAGCTAGATGTGATTCGTCGTAACGGAAAACTTTACGACAAAGCTCATCACAAGTTTACTTTTGACAACGACATTGAAGTGGACATCGTGTGGTTATTTGATTGGGTTGACTTACCAAAGCCAATTGCTGACTTTATTACTGCACGTGCTGCTACTACCACGTCGTCCAGGATTGTAGGCGACAACAATCTTTATCAAATCTTGCAACAGAAAGAAGCATTTACCAGGGCTATGGCTATGGAGTATGAATGCAATCAAGGTGATTATACATTCTTTGGTCACGCTGGAAACACAAATCAGTACATCAGTTATCAACCTTACAAAGCCCTAATTAGATAAATGCCTGCAGTTACTCAACGGATTGGAAGCTACCTTGGTGGTGTTTCCCAACAATCAGACAACAAAAAACTTCCAGGTCAAGTCCGTGAGTGCTACAACGGCTTTCCTGATGCTACCTATGGTTTAACAAAGAGACCTGGCTTTGAACATATTGTCAATCTAGGTACAGGTTCTACTTACGATAATGGTAAGTGGTTTTACATTAGACGTGACGATGCTGAAGAATACATTGGTGTCATCAAAGGTACGGACATTGACATCTGGAATGCAGTATCTGGTGTTGCAGCAAATGTCTCTTTCACAGATGGCACTGGTTATCTGAGTGGTACAAAGGATGACTACAAGATCATCACTATCCAAGACACCAGTATCATTGTCAACGGTAGCAAGACTGTAGCTGCTGACACAGCCGTCACAGATTCTAACTATGACTCTGACAGGTCAGCTTCTATTGTTCTCAAAACTGTTGTAGCTAGTGAGACGTACACTGTAGATATTACAATTGGTGGTTCTAAACAAACTGCCACGTTTACAACCTCCTCTTCATCTTCTGCAGATGACATTCTTGATGACCTCAAGACTGACATTGAAGCCATGACTGGTTCGCACGCAAACATCACAGTAACAAAACTTGCTAACGAACTGGAGCTACAACACACTGCAGACATGGATGTTCATGCAGAAGGTGGTATAGATAACCTTGCTTTGGTTGCACTTAAAGAGGTTGCAGTCAGTACATCTGATCTACCTGTACAGTCACGGCACGGTCGTCTGTTCCAAATCAAACTAACTGCAGGTAACGACTCTGACTTTTGGGTCAAGTTTGTTGCTAACGATGGCACGAGTGGTGAAGGTTTCTACGAAGAGACTATTGACCCTACAGTTTCTAAGGGTCTTGACAACTCAACAATGCCACACGAACTTGTCAACACTGCTCTGAACACGTTCATCTTCAGGCAGATTGACTATACTGATCGGTTAGT